ATGAAGTTTGATACCCAGAACAGGCTCTGTATAGAAGGGCATGAGTTTATACGCACCAGTCATTCGCCAGAAGGGCTGGTTCCCAAAGGAACCTATGATTCGCTGAAGCAGAGAAACAGAATAGAAGTACTGGACCGTGGCGGTAATGGACGCTCTGTATTAATCGTCTATGAAACGCTGCCGGATAATTACAAACAGCTTATCCTGGAAAAATATGGGAATCCCTATATCTATGTTGCCAAACAACCCCTTTTACAATTTATAAGAAAAGATATAAAAGCCGAGCGATTCTTCCTGGATTATCGCTATGATGAACATAAGTGTCTGCCAACGACCCACGTCTCCCAATATACACAAGCCGCTTCCTGGTTGAATATGCTGCTGGAAATGCGGAATAATAAGCGCCAGGTGAAAAAGCAACTGGGACTCACTATGGAAGAGTTTTGGAAAGTAGTACTGGAGATGGTGGTGGTTCAGAACATCGAATTGCCACATAGCTACAGGCGATTGACAGAGAAACTCCAAGCCTACCAGCAGGAAGGTTATGCAGCGCTTATCGACTGGCGTTTTGGGAACCAGAATAGTACTAAAGTGAAAGATAAACTGGCAGAAGCAGTATTATTTGAATTGATTTCACATCCGAATCAGCATGATGACAGCGTTATTGCTACTGCCTATAATCAATGGGCGCAGCAGCGCTCCTATCCTACTATCGGTGCGGGAACGGTGGGTAATTACAGGCGTAATAACGCGTATCAACTACAGTTGTTCAGAGAAGGGAATGCGGCCTGGTATAATCAGTACGGCCGTCAGACGAAACGTAATCGTCCGTCGGCGCCGTTGTTGCTGGTCGGCTCAGATGATAATGATATTGATCTCTATTTCCGGGATGAACAGTCGAATGCACAAGGTAGGCTGCAAGTGCAATACTATCACCGGTTTAAGGCTGTTATCATCAGCGATGCGTTCAACGATTATCCATTGGGGTATTGTTATGCTGATGGCATCAGTACTGAATTGGTGAAAATGGCTTATCTGGATGCCATGCATCACATATACACGCTTACTGGCGCCTGGTATCTGCCGCATCAGTTGCAGACAGACAGATGGAATCTGAAAGCCTTATTACCGTTTTATCAAAGTGTTGATGCGGAATATTTTCCGGCCAGCGCGAAATCGCCCAGAGGAAAGTACATAGAACGATCTTTTGGAAAGCAGTGGCACCAGCATTTGCGTCGGTTTCAAAATTATGCCGGCAATAATATTACTTCTGATTTCAGGTTGAATCCGGATCATATGGCCAATGCCAAAACGCAATTTCCTCATAAGGAGGAAGGAATTACTATCCTGGAGGCGTTTATAGACGGTTTAAGGCAGGAAAAGGACCCTGAAACGGGTATGAGCAGGCAGGAAGTATGGATGGCTGCATTTCAGGCCAGCGATATGTCTAAAGCGCGCTGTATATCTGAGGAACAAATGCTCCGCTTATTTGGCGTCAGACATGAATATACCAATACCATCACCAATGGCGGGATACGGTTGACGATTCAGGGAAAGCCTTATGAATACCAGATTCCGGACGAATTGTATCTGCAACATGTAGGAAAGAAGATACAGGTCATCTATGATCCGCTTGATTTCTCCCGCATATTGGTAACGGATGAGCATCAGTTGCGTTTTATCGCTTCCTCCTATGAAAAACTACCCGCAGCAAGAGCAGATTATCAAACCGGCGATCAGGAAAGGCTGTTTCGTTTGTTGCAGCAAAAGAAAGCCATGGTACAGCAGATTATGGATAAGAAGAAAGACAGAGCTGCGATACTGGCGGAACACCAGACAGATGCCATGGGTTTATTACAGGCCCGTGTGATGATTAAAGAAACGAAGCAGGCAGCAGAAAGTATTGCCTTACATACCCCTGTTTTACCCCCGGAGAATTTTGATCCGCTTGATTTAATGTAGTCTCACTAAATAATCAATATAAATATGAAACCTAAAAAGATTGCACCACAGCCGTGGGCGATGGCAGAAACTATTGTCTTTAATACGCTGGTGGCTTATTTCCGGGATGCTCAATATTACGGAAATGTGTTTGCTGTAACTGGTAATGCTGGTTGCGGGAAAACGTTTGCCGCCAAATGGTTTGCCGGCGAGAATAAATCTGTTTATCACCTGGAGTGTGCAGAATACTGGAATCGGAAAACTTTCCTGGAAAAGTTGTTGCTGGCTATCGGAGAGCAGCAGCCTGGCGGCAATGTGGCGGAAATGATGGATGCCACTGTAGATGCATTGTTTCAACGGGAGACGCCGTTACTCATTATAGATGAAGCTGATAAGTTGAGCGATCAGGTATTGTACTTCTTTATATCCTTTTATAATCTGTTGAAGGGGCATTGTGGGATCATTTTAATGGCTACTCCGCATCTGGCGCAGCGTATAGAAAGAGGGCGGCGGCTGAAACGGAAGGGATATGCTGAAATATTCTCCAGGATAGGCCGGCGTTTCATTCCGCTCAGCGCTGTGAGTAAAAAAGAACTGGCGGCTATTTGTAATGCCAACAGTATATCCGACGAGGAAACTATCACTACAGTTTATCATGAATGCGAAGGCGATCTGCGAAGAGTGGAGCGGGAAATTCACAAGAGAAGAAGGAAAAATTTACAACAGCAAAATAATTAATCATGCGTAAAAAAATCATTTTTCCCTGTAGCCGATATCCTCGTCTTTCTGAAGAATTAATGACGCGAATTTGTAGCGCACTTCAGTTGCGTATTGAAGTGTTAATTTCGGGCAGGAATTCTAAAGAGGTTGCCTGTGCCAGACAGGTCATTTGTCATCTGTTTTGTTCTTTTTCCGATCTTTCTTTTGGCCAGATTGGAACCCTTATTGGACGCAGCAGACCGGCTGTTTATTATAATAATTCGGAAGCCATCAAACACCTGCAAACAAAGGATCAGCTATTTGTAAATTATTGGCTGAAATCTATTCGCATTATCTTGAAAAGTATGGACGAATTACCACTGGAAATGTTCGAAAAGAAGCAGTATATTCGTTGTAAATAAAGTGAAACATGAAATGCTTATAAATTGTAGCTGTTAATCCGTCAAAACTATATTTCTGACTACTAACTGTTAAACCCTTTTCCTTAACCAATAACCGGAAACCCTATTAACTCCTGAAGGACATTCAGTAGCTATACCTGGCGAGTTACAACAGCGGGAATGGTAGGTGCTGGTCAATAACATGTAAAAATGAAGAACGTGAATTATCAAAATGAAGGTCTGTTATTGTACATTCCAACACTTAGTCCGGAAAGCATGCATACCGGTCTGATGCAAGGCATCATTCAAACGGTGAAATACAGTCTTACCCATCCTGAAGACGTTCCAGATCAGGTGAAGCAGGCGAATATTTTTCTGTTGGACTTATTATCCAGTATGCTTCCGGAAGAGCAGCAAATTGAACAGCTTTACAAGTGCTGAGATTACCTCCGTCAACATCTTGATGCTCCCCTTACGGGGAGCATTTTTTATTTTTGCTATGTGAAAGGAGTACAAACATTATTCTCGCAATTATTAACCGGGGAGGCTGAAGATACAGCCCGTCGTACCCCTGGGAGAAACCGTGAACTGATTGCCCGCAGGGATGAACGATTGGTATATCGTCATTATTATTATCTGCGTATCAGTAAAAAAAGATATGATGAAATTATTCAACTGCTCTCAGAAGAATTTGATTTATCTGGTTACACGATCATAGAAAGATTACAGCTGGAAAATAATTTCCAGCTGCTCAAACAAATTACTGCACAACAACCAGGTCTGAACGAACTCCGCAAACGTTATCCCTGGATGGTTTGGAAATAATCTCTACATTTTGTTCACTACCGGTACGGGAGAAGGTACATTAATACTGGTTTTTTTAGTTACGGTATCCCGGATAGTGAATTCGTATCTCACGACAGTTACACTATACTTGTTATTCCGTCCTTCTGTATTATTGCTTCTCCTGTGTAATCCGGAGGATGCTCCCACGCTGCTTCCCTGCAAACTTTGATGAACCTGTTGCTGAAGTTCATAATACTGCGCCACTGTGCCTACTTCCGGGTCAATACCAATGCGTACCTGGAGGAATCCATGTCCGATTTGAATATTGTTTGATAAATCTTCCCAGGTGAACTCTTTTAAATCCACGAGTACACAGGGCAACGTTATTTTTGGCCCCGTTGCCGGATCAAATTGCTCCAGTTGTCCGAAATCCTGTAAAACCGTGATCTGTGAAGGAATACCTTGTTTTATCTGATTGATCACATTACCGATAAAATCTCCAAATACACTGCTCATATTTTTTACTGTTAGGTTTTAAAAATGATGTCTCTGCAAAATTGATGTATCGGGAGGTTTAATAAAATTCCTTCTGTTATGATACCTCACTAAATAAAGTATGATACTTTTTTAATTACAGTATGACGAAAACCCCATTTGGCAAGGCATTCAGAAGCATGCATCTTTGTGATGTATTAACGGTAAAACATTGTACACATACGAAAGTGAAACAGATCAGTTGTACATACAAACCGTGAGCCCGTCCGGATTCTTCCCCGTCCTGTAAGACGGGGAGCCGGAACCGGGAATCGTTAACCCAGAATCAGTGCAGATGAAAAAATTTATCGATGAAGCCAAAGAAAGGATGGCCTCCCCTACCCCGGGATTTTTCAAGAAAATAAAAATTGCCGGCAAGGTACTGATGGCCGGATCTGGCGCTATACTCGCTCCAGCGGTAGCGGATGTGCATATGCCGGGCGTATTGATGGAAATTGCTAAAGGTCTTTTCATAGCCGGATCTGTGATGGTAGCAGTAGCTGCGGTTGCCGTGGAAGGCGAATAATAAATCCTATCCTGTGAAAAACGCAGCATTGTTTGTTAGCTCCATTTTAATTGTACTGTTATTATTCAGATCCTGTAAGCAACAAGCGCGGATTGCGCTGCTGGAAATGAATCTTACAGATACCCCCATAGTGAAACATTACCAGGATAAATCAGGATTACAACATACGGTGGCTCCTGTGATGCCAGTTGTAAAGGGTTATGCAGCAGTTAAACAAGTGATTAGTAAAACAGCGGTATCAGAAAAACAGGTACAGTATATCACTGCTGCAAGTGTAATTACAAGAGATACTGTCTATATCAGTAAGGCTGTAAAAACCAATGATACGCTCCAGTTTGACTATGATGATAAATGGATCAGTATTCATGGAAAATGGAACGACTCACTGATTCTTTCCTACGCTATGCGCGACAGTATTTGGTTTGTTAACTACTGGAAGAAGAAAGGACTCTTTCGCAGAGAGGAATTTATGGATGGTTTCAGTGCTAATCCCCATACCAGTATCAGCGGTCTTACTGCTATCAGTACCGGATCGCATCAACGAAAGCCTATGCGTATTTCTATCGGGCCATCTCTTGGCTATCACTATGCTGGTGGCAAGTTTTCATGGAGCGTAGGCGTAGGTATACAATACAATATTATAAGATTTTAATATGACACTCTCAGAAAAAGTATTAGCTGTTGCGCTTAGTCAGGAAGGTGTTGCAGAGCATCCTAAAGGCAGTAACAGTGGGCCGGAAGTGAATCAATACCTGAAAAGCGTTGGGCTTGGGCCCGGAGCTCCCTGGTGTATGGCTTTTGTGTACTGGTGTATGGAACAAGCCTGTAGTGCTATCGGCGTGAAGAATGGGCTTTTGAAAACCGGTGGCGTATTGCTGCAATGGCGTACTACTGGGCTGAAGAAAGTTACCAGTTATGGCGCAGTGAAGCCAGGGGCCATTTTCATCATGGATTATGGTAACGGTTTCGGACATACGGGATTTGTGATCAAGGTAGAGAAAGACCTCATTCACACCGTAGAAGGAAATACCAACAGCGACGGTAGCAGAGAAGGATATGAAGTGGCTGTTAGGCGCAGAAAGTTGGCCACCATAAAAGGTTTTATCCTTCCTGATTAAGATAGTTTTCAGATCAATTATTATATATCCATTTTACAAATAATGAGAAATGGCAAGACCTAAAGTAAATATCTCAACAACCAATGGAAATCTGGGTGGCTTAGCTCCCAGTGTAGACGGCGTGGCCGGTCTTATTGTGGCTGTGGCGCAAGCGCCTGCAGCTGGTTACAATACTCCTGTACTTATCAGAAGTAAAAAGCAAGCCGCAGACGCGTTGTCGCAGCCCGCGAACGTACAGGCATTACAGGCCATCCAGGCTGGTTTCTTTGCGGAAGCTCCGGAAGGTTCTAAACTCTACTGTTTGTTTGTTCCACAGACAATGAAGCTGGAAGAAATGGCTGCTCCTGCAACTGCTGAGAAGCTGCTGAATTTCGCAGGTGGTACTATCAGTCTGCTGGCTGTGGCAAAATTCACGCCTACTGGCTATACGCCAGTTGTAACAGATGGAGTGGATCAGGATGTGGTAAAGGCGGCCGCTGCTTTGCAAACGCTTGCACAGAGCTGGTTTGACCTCCGTAAACCTTTCCGCGCTTTCGTGCAGGGATATGGCTTTACCAAAGCGGCAGACCTGAAAGATTATTCTGCTGAGAAAAAAGACAATGTAGGTATCGTTCTGGGTACTGTAGATGACAACAGTGTAACGGCGGTATTGCTGGCATTGGGTCGCGCTGCGAAAGTACCTGTGATGCGCAACATTGGCAGGGTGAAATCTGGTAGTCTCGCGATTGCAGATGCTGCGGTGGTAAAAATAGGTAGCAGCAATGCAGATGCTATGGAGAATGCAGAGCTGGAAACCATTTGGGAAAAACGTTACATCACTTTCGAAAGAAATGAAGCGGCGCCAGGTTATCTGTTCAATGACGATAACATGCTGGGTACTCCAACAAGTGATTTCTCCAGCTTGCGCAACGGTAGAACGATCGATAAAGCAGTACGTATTGCTTATGAAGTTTACTACAACGAATTAAAAGACGATGTAGACGTAGACAAGGATGGTCGTTTGAGCGTGGCTGCTGAAGCTGCCCTGGAACTGGCGATTGAAGAGGCTATTAGCCGCAGAATGAATGGTGAAATCAGTCGCAATACAGATGGCTCTGCCGCTGTGGAAGCAATGGTGAACCCTGATCCGGAACAGTTTGCGGGACTTTACAGCGCTGCGGGCGTTGACAGTCCAAACCTGAACATCCTGTCATCCAATCACGTATACATCTTCGTTCGTATCAGACCTAAAGGTTGTGTGAAATACATTGATGTATATCTCGGATATACCACTGTTTAATTCTCCTTCTATCACAAAAAAAAATTAATAAGCATATGCCAATATTTAATTCAAGAGAGTTTGAATGGGCAGACGTAAAAGTGGTGTTGTTCGGTCGTGAGATCACCGGATTACGCGGACTCACGTACAAAAAATCTATTGAGAAAGAGCTGATCTATGGTGCTGGAAGCAATCCCAGAGCTGTTCAACGCGGCAACAAGAAATGTGAAGGAACGCTCACGATTCTCAAAAGTGAATTTGACGAACTCAATACAGCTGCTTTAGCGGCGGGCTATGATGACATCGTAGACATTCCCGGCCACCTGATCAGCATCGTTTGCACCTTTTCCAACAATGATAAAATTCAGGTGAATAAGCTCACTCACGTTGAGTTTACTGACTATGAAGACGGTATGAAACAAGGCGATAAGTTCAAAGAAATTGCATTGCCATTCATCTGTCTGAATATCAACAAAGCCTAGTAAGGTATTGAACTCTTTAAAAAATAAACTATGTCAAAACAACTGATCGGACAGGCTACAGCTGAACAAATTGAAGCCTGGAAAAATGAACACGGGAAAGTTTATTCCTACAAAGTGGAAGGTAAGGTGTGCTATATGCGTACTGTGACCCGCGATATCTACAGCCTTGCCGCTACCAAAGTATCCTCTAGTCCTGCAAAGTTCAATGAAACCATTATCAATGGTATCTGGCTGGGTGGCGATGAAAGTATCCGTAAGGAAGATCGCTATTACTTTGGTCTGAGCGACTTTGTTGAAGAGTTGATGAATAAAAAGAAGGGTGAACTGGGGGAGTGCTAGCAAAGGCTAACGGAGACTTTAACAGCAACTTTGTTCTCTACATAGACCTCCAGCTGCGGTATTTTCTGGGCATAGACCCTTCGTCATTAGATGATGAGATGTGGGCGCAACACTGGGCTATGCTCGAGAATATACGTCAAAATGAAGCAAAACAAAGAGTCTTCTGATGATTGAAAGTCAGAAGACTCTTTCAAAAAAAATGATATGAGTGACATTTCGGTTGAATTTCAACAACTCACCAGACTTGCAGTTGTCATTTCGCCAACCATTTCTACCCTGTCTCAACTGGGTAATCAGGGTGGTGGCGGAAGAGCCGTCGAAGGACTCATGAGCGTAGCCAGGAGTGCAACGATGGTTTCAACGGCTTTAAAGTCGTTACACGATAATGCCGGGAAAAACCCTTGTCCTTGTCCTCCTCCCTGTCCTTGCGACTGTAAAGATGGTGATCCATCGAAGAAAGCAGCGCCGGCGGCGCCGGAGCAGAATGAGTTCATAACCAAAATGACCGGTATTCTCGGGCAGCTGGCGAATAAAGTATGGGAGCTGACTAAAACCAAGCAACAGCAGGAAATCACGATGAAGATGGCCTTTGGTAAAGCTGAAGGCAGCGGAATGCTGGAGGAACTCGAAAAGATGCAGACGCTTACTCCACTTAAAGTGGATGCGTTGATGCCTGGAGCAGTTGCACTGAAGAACTTTGGTATGGCTACAAAGGACATCATTCCGATGATGTATATGCTGGGAGACGTTAGTGGAGGTAATGCAGAGAAGTTCAAAACGCTCACAGATACATTTGTCAAAATACAGGAAAGTGGAAAACTCACTGCTGAAACGTTTGGTACGCTGAAAGCCGCTGGCTTAGATCCGATAGATCTCATCTCGCAGAAGTCAGGTATATCTGTGACCACCCTGAAGAAGCGTATGGATGAAGGGCGTATTACAGTGGATATGGTAAGAGACGCATTTCAGCTTGCTACTTCGGAATGCGGGAATTTTAACGGGGTTTTGGATGACCAGGCCAATACCATTAATGGAAGATGGAGCATTGTTACTTCTAAAGTAGAAAATACATTAACCACACTTGCCGGTATTATTGGTCCTGTTGCTGGCGTATTCCTTGATTTTGTGGATGCTATTGTAACAATGGAACCTGAGGCATGGGCATTTGCATCCGGTCTCACAGGAATCATCATTGGCATGAATGCGGCTGCCATAGGAGGTGCAGGTGTTGCTTTCGTAATGAATAATGTTCGAACTGCTATAGACTTCACCAAGAATGCATTTAATGCACTGGGGGTAGCGTTTAAGGCGAATCCTTATGCTATGGGACTGATGATACTGATGGCTATTGCAGGAATACTTACTTATTGCTATAAGAAATTTGAAGGGTTCAGAGCTCTCGTGGACGGACTCTCAGCAGGTATAGTGGCATTCGGACGATTGTTAAAAGATTTCGTTATTGACTATATCGTCACCATCATAGATCTGTTCAAGGGTGTTGGTAAGGTGCTTGGGCACATCTTTAAAGGAGAGTTCACGGAGGCAATTACTGCGGCCAAAGAAACCAAAGATCAGTTTGGTAATAACCTGAAGAAAGGAATATCAAATATCACCCAGAATGGAATGAAGGTGGTGGATGCCTACCAGGAAGCTAACAAGGCTAGCAGAGAGCAATTCAAGAAAGAACAAGAACTCGCCAAAAAACAAAAAGATGGGCAACGTAACGGTGGTACAGTAGTAACGCCTGATTATGGCACCTTGAAAAATGATCTGCCGGCAGAACCAAAGAATAGAGCAGAGAACATCAATAACAACGGTCCAAGAAGCATCGTCATCAATATCGGTAAACAGATCGAAAAGCTGGAAGTACATGCGCTCAGCGCCAAAGAAGGTGTGGAAGAAATGGGGAACCTGGTAAGGGAAGAAATGCGTAGAGTATTACTGAGTCTGAATGCAATGCCTGTCAATTAAAATGTAAACGATGGCCTATTTTGATTTAAAAAAGATATACAAGGACGTATTCGGTACTGATCCTCCAACGAAATACAGTATTGCAGTAGCCAGACCAGAAGAGCGTTTCAGCAGATTAGGACAACCGTACAATCAACAGGATATCTACGGAAGAGAATTCTTTCTGCCGATTACCTTAAACGGATATCTGCTGCCATTCGCCACCATGGAGATTACCTGTAAGAAAACGATTGTTCACACAACACTTCCGGAACAGCTGGGAACAGTAAAAGAGATAGTGGGCAGAGATGATTTTCAGATTACCATCAAAGGCATCGCCGTCAACGATAACAATATATTTCCCGAAACGGAAATTGCCGAACTCGAAAAACTGTTTGACCCAGAAGCCAGGTTGATCATACGTAGTGTGATTTCAGATATTTTTCTAAAAGGTGATCATACAGTGGTACTGACAGATTTTAAACTGCTCAAACCCAGCAGCGGCGCGCAAAACGCAAGACCGTATGAAATGACACTGGAAAGCGATGACGTTTACACTTTAGAGTTGTCTTAATATGTTCAGGTTAACAAGCGAGATAAATATAGGGAGATACAAGTCTATCAAACCAATATCTGTAAAGATAAACAGGAGCATTTTTGATTTTGTGGACAAGGCCGTTTTCAAAATGCCGGATGCCGCAAAGGTAATGAATGGGAATCTCCTGGTACAGAATAAAGCAGATACCGCATTGCTTTTCAAGCAGGGCGACGCTGTCAGTATTCAACTGGGATATAATGGTGAACTAAAGGAAGAATTTAAAGGATTCGTTACCAAAGTGAATCATACTTCTCCGGTGGAAATAGAATGTGAAGGGTATGCTTATCAGCTGCGAAGTGGGCGTAATATCACTAAAGTATATACGAAAACTACCCTTAAGTCGGTATTACAGGATATCACCTCTCCTACCGATATCAAACTGGGTGAGATCCCGGATGTATCTATCGATAGACTGGCGGTGAATGATAAGTCTGGGACAGAAGTTTTACTACTGCTGAAAAATTACTACAAGCTTGAATTCTTCTTCCATGGCGATGAACTGAGTGCCAACCTGCTATACCTGAATCGGGAAGCAAACGTGAAATATCGTTTAGGCTTCAACGTGATAAAAGCAGATGAGCTTAAACTAAAGAATGGCGGTAGTGATAAGGTTGTTGTACGTTTTTTAAGCGATAAAAACAATGGCGAAAAAGTATCGGGGAAAGTGGGGAATACACAACAGAAAGACGCTAAGGAAGAGTTGCTGAAAGTACCCAGCGTTTCTGATCAGAAATCCCTGGAGAAAATTGCCGAGAAACATGCCTATACACTTAACTATGGCGGGTATGAAGGAAAGATAGAGTGTTTTTTGTCTCCCTACTGTATACCTGGTTTCAGGGCCTCTTTTGAAGACTTGAAACATACGGAAAAAAACGGCAACTACTATGTGCAGGCAACGGAAGTAAGCTATGGTAAGGAAGGTGCAAGAAGGTCAGTAACAATAGGTGCAAAACTAAGTACAGATGTCAAAACAAATAAATGATATCGCCCAGGCGATGGCCAGTTTTTCTTCCAGATTTGGTCCGTTAACCATTCTTCCCGCTAAAGCAGGCGAATTCAATGAAGAGGATAATACCATCAAAGTATTGCTGGACAGTGGTTTGGAGATTCCGGATGCGCGATTGAAAAGCGTGGTGAAAGGCGGTGGGAAAGTAATCCTGGTGCCGGTTAAAGACAGCGTAGTACAAATAGCCCGAATTGAGAACAGTGATGAATTTATAGTTGTTGCGGTAGATGAAGTGAGCCAGGTACTGTACTGTATCGATAAGACCGTGATGAAAATGGATAGCAAAGGGTACCTGTTGAAAAAGGATGACGAAACCTTAAGGAAAATTATGGACGATCTCCTGGATGGCATTATGAATATGCGATTTACTACGCAGAGCGGCCCTACTGTTAACCTGGTCAATCGTACCACTTTCGAACAAATTAAGAACAGGGTAGAAAAATTATTGAAAGATGCTGAATGAGTCCCGACTGAAAAATAAGATCCGCGATGCCTTTAATGAAGAAAAGGAAGAGCAGGATGCTTCCGCTGCCATGGACAGAATAGCGACCAAACTGGCACAGGCGATCGTCGAAGAAATAAAACAGGTCAGCATTATATACAGTGCTGGGCTGACGGCTCCTAATGGGCCAGTAGCAGGAACCTTTAACTATACCATATCATGACGGATATATTATTGGACAGTAACTACGATCTCACTTTTGATAACGGAGATCTGGCGTTAGGCGAAAGTTTATCTCAACATCAACAACTACTGCTGATTAGTAATAAAGGAGATTGGCGGGAGCATCCTGCAATTGGCGTTGGTATTATGGGATTCCTGAAAGACGATGATGCTGGTGTTTTGTTGGGTGAAATTAAGATGGAGTTTGAAAAGGATGGAATGATTATTAATGAGATCAGCCTGGATGATACCGGCAATCTTAAAATAGATGCACATTATGGCAGTAACAGTTAAACCCCACCAGTGTTTGTTTGATATCATATTGCGGGAATCAGGCGCCGCAGATGCCATTTTTCTGATGGCGCAGGCGAATGATATCAGCATCACAGATGAGCTTACCGGTGGAGCAACATTACAAACAACCAATGTAGTCCCTATCAATAAGAGCATCATCTCCTATTATCAGCATCAGCAAATTTTTCCAGGTACCTCTCTTACGCTGCAAAGCACTGTTGCCACCCGTGGCGGCATTGGGTACATGGGCATTGGTATAGACTTCAAGATTAGTTAACAATGGCAAGAACAATAGAACAGATACAGTCACTGATTGTAGACAAGGTTAATAGTACTCCTGAACTGAAGCTACTGAATAGTATCAGCAAAACATCCATATTTCGTTTATTCATTTACGTTACTGCATTCTGTCAGTGGACACTGGATCAGTTGTTTGACCTGCACAAGCAGGAGGTGTCGGATTTGATTTCCAAAATGAAACCGCATAGCCTGAAATGGTATGCCGAAAAGGCAAAACGGTTTCAGTACGGATTTAATCTCCCTGCGGAAAGTGATACCTACGATAATACAGGTATTCAGAACGATCAGATTGAAGCCAGTAAGATTGTGCATTTCTGTGCGATAGTGGAACAGCCGGATAGCAGAGGCGTTATGTCTTTGCGGGTAAAAGCTGCCACAAAAAAAGGAGATCTGGAAATGCTGACGCCGGATCAGTTGACAGCTTTCACCAAGTATATGAATACGGTAAAGGATGCAGGCGTAAGACTCATTGTCAGCTCTGATAAGGGCGATGACCTTCGGTTGCGGTTAGATGTGTATTATAACCCGCTTGTATTGGGTAGTAATGGCTCCCGCTTGGATGGTACTGATTCAGAGCCGGTACAGCAGGCTATCAGAGAGTATCTGACCTCTCTCCCATTCAATGGATCTTTGGTCCTGGCCTATCTTACGGATGCGCTGCAGAAAGTGGATGGCGTAGTTATTCCACAGATCATCGGCGCCGAGGCCCGTTATGGCAATCTACCTTATAAATCCATTGATTTGTTGTATCAGCCGGATGCTGGCTATGTACGCATCTTCAATGAAAAGGATGATTTGAGTATAAATTTCATCGCCCAAACCAGCATTATATAATGAAGATTTTTGAAATCGATTATCGCCGACTGGTAGCGTTATTGCTGCCTCCGGGCTTGAGAAAGAGTCGTATGCAGGCCTGGCTGAATGCCCTGGTATATCCTGTACAGTTGTTATATAATGATTTTAAAGCCAACAGGAGAAACAATCTGTATCGTATCAGTATAACGCCGCAGGTATGTTTTCTGGAGAAAGCGATTAATGACCGGTATGATTACGTTGAACGACGTATACGTATTGCCGATGTACTGTTGAAAGAAGTGCTTTTCATCTACCAGCGGAATGAGAATAAGCCGTTGATGTTATACCGGAGATCTGACAATCGGCCATTGAACCTATATCTGAGAACAGAAACCAATAGTGTAACGGTGGATTTCCTGGTATTGTTACCGTCCGGATTGAGGTATGCGGAAGATGAGATGAGGGCATTTATTGACAGTTACAAATTAGCTAGTAAAGACTATAAAATTCAATTGACATGAGTAATAAAAGAGTGGATTTCGGCAACCTTGGCGGATTCCCGCTTACACAGGATTTACTGTTGTATATGCAGTCTTCCTACAGAGATGCTATTTCCGGCATGGCAAAAGTTTGCGGCAACAACGTAATCGTTTCGGGTATGGAGGATAATGGTACTTCTTTTTCGGACGGCTGGATAGTGCTGGATGGAGAATTACTACCTTTTGTAGGAGGCCCTAAGCAGAGTACATTCATCGTAGTAGATGACAAAAACAATGAAATCTTTGAAGATGGTGTCTCCCGTACTGTTTATTTTACCAGGTATGCCAGGTTCGGTAGTGGCGGCCGGCCTATTACGGATCTGTTTCGCCTTTCCACCATTGGCGCTCTGCAAAGTAATCTGACGGAGCTGAATAATAATCTGACTACGCTGAACAGTAATTATGCGCTGCATGCTGCCAATAAGAGTAACCCGCATGGCGTAACGAAGCAACAAGTAGGTTTGGGAAATCTTCCTAATGCTGTTTCTGATGATCCGACTTTGAATGATAGCAATGTACTTGCGACCACCAGGGCAACTGCGAAGGCTTCCAAAATCGTAAGAACAGCGACAGTAGATATTACAGGATCTATTAATAGTACTGGTGATGATGCTATTACTAATATTAATATTGCCGGTGGCATTGTTAGTGGCGCTTATCTGGTGGCAGGATCTCTCCGGAGTTATTCCCAGGACTTTAACAATGATAATGATGTAATCTGGATGGTGCGCGACTTAACTCCTGTAAATTTCAAACTCCTGATCAGGAAAATGGCGAGGAACTACGTTTATCTCATGTTTGACTACGCAATAATCTTATATTAATATGCCAATCCAGGATAGAAATAAACTTAAAAGCTGGTTCGAAACCGGCGATTACCCTACCCAGCAACAGTTCTGGGATCTGATAGATAGTTTCTTCCACAAATTGGAAGATGTCATTGATATCAACAATGTCAGTGGATTACGCACATTGCTGAACGCGAAGGCGGATTATGAGCAGTTGCAGTCGCATTTGGGAGACAAGGCCAATCCACATGCAGTAACTAAGGCGCAAGTCGGTTTGAGTAATATCCCCAATAATATTTCTGATGCCATTGATTTGAATCAGAATGATACCCTTGCCACAAGTGCTGCAGTCTTCAAGCTGGCTTCCAAGATCGGAAACAATACCATTGAGGAGCAAACGTTCACTACTAATGGGCGGTATGTATTGAGATTAGGTGATTTGCTGGAGAAAATTGTAGTAATTCCTACAGCGGATATCAGTCTGAGTATAGGAACGGTTTCCGGCGGAAATGACATACTGGATGCGCTTCCATTATCAGGAAATGCAGGAAACGTTATTTCCCTTGATCTTTTTGCCGCCTCTACTGATAAGGACGTATACTTCAGTGGTATTGCAGGAAGTGTGCAGATAAGATACTATAAAAGATAACATCCGTTCATCCTTTGGTATGGTGCCGGAAATGCCGGCATCGTCCAACTTTTACCCCAATTACCCCAAATGAATAAAATTCTTTTGTTGTTACTGTGTTTGTATACCCCGCTGCTTTTTGGGCAGAGCAATATCAGTACTAATCGCATTGTAATTAAAGACTCCTTGTCGCTTGATGGTAAATGGATCAAGCGTATTAATAATGATAGTACACTGAAGACTGCCGGAGAACAGAGCCTTTCAACGGATGGGGCGTTAAAGAAGTATATAGATAAGGTGGCGTCGGGAGGAGGAATGTCGCGGGAGGAGCTGGTGAATATGTTGATAAATCCCAATTGTTTGGAGGTTCGGTTCCAATATTCCTCAAGACCGATTACGGACACATCTGAGAAGTTTACCATCCATATAGAGAGCAGTGATGGTATTAAAACGGATTATGATATATCTGGATATTACCCATGGGAAATATTCTATGCATATGGTGCACCACCTTTCAAAATGGATATGGAGGTGAAGAATACTACTATTGACTCTGTACTGTATTTCTATATGTCTGCAAGCAACAGATTAATGCAATATAATATAAAGGAGTCAGCGGCGCTGTCTGGAGATACGGTAAAACTTCATGTTACCGACCTAAAAGGACAAGTAGATATAAGTATTGGAACTTATAAGCTTGAAGATGAATTTTATTTTCAACCAATTAAAGAAACATTTCGCAATCATTCTAAAAATCAAGTATTGGGTATTGGCAGAAATGGTTCCACCAGGATATTTACCCTGCCGGGAAAAGAGGAGAGTCAGATATACTATTGGACACAACCAAATCAAAACACCATTTATATTGAAGCTTATTACAGTTATACCACCAAGAATGGAGACTACTTTGTGTTTGATGTGCCGAATTCGGAATTGCGACTCAAAATTTACAAGAATGGAGCGTTATTGAGAGAAGAGACTTTGCCAAAAATGATTCGTAAAGTGGTGGAGGTACCAATGGATTCTTCCTGGACGGATTATGAGATTGTTTTGGAGGATGTCTAAAAAAATCTACTAAACCTTTCACAACTTTCGTAATACAAAAATCATGTATAGATATATTAGAAATATTCTTCTTTGGGTGGTTGTGATATTGCCCATATTGGGCGTAGCGCAAACCACTGTAACTGCGAATCGCGTTGTTATTAAAGATTCCTTGGCCCTTGATGGTAAATGGATTAAACGTATCAATAATGATAGTACGCTGAGAACGGCTGGTGAACAGAGCGTTTCAACGGATGGGGCGTTAAAGAAGTATATAGATAAGGTGGCGTCGGGAGGAGGGATGTCGCATGAGGAATTGATAGAAGCACACCTGAATCCATCGTGTTTAGAGGTCACATTTGAGTATGGCTACAAGGCAATAGTTGACTCATCTAACAAAATTACTTTAAATATTGAAAGTAGTGATGGCGTTAAAACGATTTATGATGTATCAAATGATTTTCCATTGGCAATATTATATGCCTATGGAAAACCGCCATTCTCATTGCATACAGAAATTAGGAATAACACGCTTGATTCAATGATTGGCTTACATGTAGACGCGCGTAATAAAATGCAAAGGTATTATATCTATGATTCTAATAGCATGCCTGGTGATACAATGCGGCTGAATTTATCCGATTTGAGAGGAACCGTCAATATTTCTGTAAATGCTTTTCTACCCTTGAGTAACCAGAATTTTTTTGCCGCAAGAGCAATTATCAAGAATCTTTCGAAGGATCATGTAATCGATTTAAACGTCGGTAGTTCTGTTGGAAGGTACGTATATCCTGGTAAGGTAGATAATGAACTACACTACTTACAAGATCCCAATGATTTTACTATTCGATGTTCAGCCGTTCGTACGGCCAAATATGGAGACTGCTACTTATCAGGATTGATTTATTCAGATGTAAGATTAAAAGTGTACAAAAATGGAGCACTAGTTTGGAATGGAATTTTGTCTGCATTTAGTAATGACTATGCGAGTGTTTCCATTGATGCTTCTTGGAAAGAATATGAAATTATTCTGGAAGATGCGTAGATCATTTTGTTAAACCTATTCTTAGAAACCTTAATTAACTCCAAAACCATATTCAATAACATGAAAATTTTTCTTCTTTGGGTGGTAGTGCTATTGCCCTTATGGGGCGTAGCGCAAACCACTGTAACCGCGAATCGTGTTGTAATAAAAGATTCCTTGTCTCTAAATGGGAAATGGATTAATCGTTTCAATACGGATAGCGCACCAGAAACTAACAGTGTACAGACTATTTCCTCGGACGCAGTACTGAAGAAGTATATAGATCGGGTGGCGGGAGGTGGTATTTCGACCACGGAGCTTTCAAAAATGATGAAGAATCCGGATGTACTTGAAGTGAAAGTGAGTTTGTGGACCAAGGCAAGAGTCGCCCCATCCCTCAATTTTACCTTGAATTTCCTAAGTAGTGATGGAATAAAGTCTACATGTAATGTTTATGGGAAATATTCAATTGATTATTTTACTGTATATGGGAAGCCTCCTTTTTCTCTATATGCTGCTATCCCCAACGCAACTTCCGACTCGACATTATCAGTTTCCGTTGCTTCACAAGAACGACCTACTTCTACGGGGGCGTTTCAGAACTATGCCAATTATGTATTATTTAAACCTGGTGATACAGCTATAATAACAGCAGATCAATTAAGAGGTAATGTTTTAATCTATGTTAAAGCTGGAGTAAGAACAAGTCTTGATAATAGTTTAATTTATATAAACGAGAAAATTACCAATCGTTCCTCTACTCAATCCATTTATGTATCAAAACCTAATAGTGGTACTTTGGCTTTAATGCCAGGGCAGGAAATATCTCAGCGCCACCTATTGCAGATCCGCTCTGGGTATGGTTCATACAATATTTCAGCTGCAACGTTTTTTAAAGCTCCTGGCGGTGAATACTTAGCATCATATCCTAATTCTAAGGCACTTAGGTGTAAAGTATATCGCAATGGGGTACTTAAATCAACAAAGGACCTGTCTGCATTCATGGATGACAACTTTTCCATTCCATTAGATGCCACCTGGACAGATTGTGAAATTATTGTAGAAGACATTTAACCCTAAATATTAATCTATTTTTCATGTTGACACGATTGTTTGTTTTCCTGATAATACTGCCATCAATAGCATCAGCTCAGAGTGTTATTTCTGGAAGCCGTTTGCTGATAAAAGATTCTATGTGCTTAAATGGAAACTGGGTCTGGCAGATAAATAATGATAGTACTTTAAAAGACGTTAGTGAAAAGAGTATTTCAACAGATGCTGCGCTTATGAAGTATATAGATCATGCGACGACTGGTGGAGGTAATGTTTCCTCTCTTGATATTGCAAAAATGATGATGAATCCAAATGTACTTGAAGTTAACGTATCGTTTCTGGCGACGGAATGGCTGATTCCTTTTAATCTAAGTTTTTTGAGCAGTGATAGTATTAAATCCACCATTAGTTTTTCGGGAAGCCGTCCCAATGACGTTTTCTCGGTATATGGGAAACCTCCATTTTCTTTATATGCAGAGGTTAGAAATAAAAATGCATCATCTGTGATGTCTTTAAGCCTACGCATTAGCGAACGTTCTGTTGTCACATTTGGTGGCTATGGAAATTATTTGCTCATTAAACCGGGAGATTCGGCATTTATCGTTGCAGACAAGTTAAGAGGGAAATTGAGTATTGAAATCGGGGCGCCGTTCCAAACAACGCCTGAAACTCATCTGACCTACGTGAATGAAAGGATAAAGAATCGTTCCGCCACTCAAATGCTTCATATGTCTATGGATGGACTTAATGCCAAAGTATTAATGCCAGGACAGGAACTTTCGCAACGTAGTTTATGTTTGAATCCAACTGGCTCCTATTCCTACAGCATTCGCGCTATTTCCTTTCATACAGGGAGTAATGGGGAATATATTGCCTATATGCCGAATTCAGCAGCTGTAAGATGTTCAGTATTCCGTAACGGAGTGTTATATGCCACTAAAGATATACCTGCATATATAGATGGGAGCGCTTATTTACCTATAGTGATCGATGCTACCTGGGAAGACTATGAAGTTATTTTGGAGGATATCCAACCGTAA